GGCTGTAATTGGTATCCCTGGCGATGAACATTAAATTCTTTAATTTGACGAGAAATTATCGCATTAGAATTCCCCTCACCAACATATCCTGCTACTCTTTCTGTCTCTTGTTTAGATAAAAAGCGATCAAACAAGTTCGCCATCTGCGACTTGTTCACATCAGATTGATGTACCTGTGGTAATAAATCGAATAATTTGGTACGAGGTTTGTTGTAATCAGAATTATCTGCCATTACAGACTCCATCTATAGTTTTATGCTTTTTCAACACGTTTGCCAATCTCCAGTTATTTTAGGTATTTATTTAAATTACCTATAACTATTTTTGGCTAATTTTGACGGATATTTGTTGAAGTAAAAGATTGAACTATTTCGATATCTGACGTATTAATATCAGGGATAAAAAGCTCATCTTCCTTGCTAAACACTTGAAATAAGTCACCAAATTGATTTTGTGAATATTCAGGAACTAAAACTACAGAATCAATTTCTGGTCCTAACTCGGAATGAATAGATGCGGCTAACTCTGTAAAATAAAATGTTTCCCCAAATTCCCATGAATCAATATCAAAAAATGAACGAATAACACTGACCATCCTAACCTTAACTTGGTTGTCAGTCATGGATGAAACCGCAGGTCGAATAACCTTCAATATTGCTCGCAGTTGTGGCAATGCCCTAGTTCCAAACAATATCTTGAAACGTCCAGGATGTAAAACAACCGTGTCAGAGATCATCTTATTATCTAATAGAGAATTATACGATGAACGTAAATTCAACGGCGTAGGCTCATCTGGTTGAACATCTGTGCGATTTTCTAACCAACGAGTCAAAGCTGTGTAATATCCTTTAGTAATAATGTAAATATCAATAATATTAGATGCTGCAGGGTCTACTAAATTTAACTGTGATGTGTAATGGAACCATGCAAAGTTCAACGGATATCGCCCTTCATGCCTATCATAACGGGTTTCCGACTCTTCTAATGTGTCTTCATCTTCAGACATATAAGCAATTCGAATCTCATCTGATCCTTCCACTGGTTCCCAAGGATTTAAAGAATCTACCCTTGTGAAATATACATGATCAGTAAATGTGATTTTTACAGTATCACCTGTAGAAATTGTAGAAATTACCAATTCATCCATTACTAAATCAGTATTAGCAACCAAACCACCATTTTCATATGTTGGATAAGTTGCACCATTTACTACAACTTTAACATCATTATCTAAGCCTTTAGTATCACTATTGTTGATTTTACGACCATATTGGCTCAAATCGATAAAAGTGTTTCCAGCATCAGATAAATCCCCCCAAGTTCCAGTAACAACTAAATTGAATAATGCAGGCTTAAATATATCATCTGGGATACCATCACCATTAACATCTTCAGGTAAAACCGAAAGCTTCTGGATGTCAGGCAAATTGCCCCTATGACTCTCTGTTAATTCCTGTGCAATAACCGCAAAGTTGTGATTCTTATCTAAAATGGCTTCTCGATTTACACCAGACTCATATCCAACATTAGCTTTCAAAATAACCAATTCATCTAATAAACTATTCAAAGTGTCAAAGTTAACAGTTCGATCTGTGGTATTTGTATTCCAAAATCTAGTGGAAACACTCTGTGCTATTTGACGACGTGTGCGCCATCTAATATCCCAATTATCATTTGGCAATTTGCCAATACGAAACATAATAAGCGCATCCGCATTGTTATTACCCGTTGGACCCCAATCAGTTAAAGAATCAAATGGGTTGCTGGTTTCACTTTGAGATATCAACCAAGTATCGTATCTTGTTGAATACCAAAGGAATAATGGTGCTGAAAGATTATCTAATGCATAGGTAATCATTGAAATTTCATTAGTTTGACTTGTTACAGGGTCAACTTCTGCAACAAAAGAAAATGAATCACTAGAAAAGGTTGTTCTCATTCCACCTGCTTGAAATCCCAACTCTTCACGTTTTGGACCGATAACTGAGAAGAAATCTGTACTTCCCAACTGAGGCTCAAGATAATCTTCTAAAATGGCACTAGTGGAAATACTTTCAGGAGCATCAATAAATGCACCAGTTTCAGGTGGTTCTTCTACCCAATATAGCGCCATATCATCCCCAAACAGTTTTACATTCTCATAGCTCTCTCGTGGATCATGCCATGCAATATACTTGGAATCACCAGCAAAAGTTCTATTAATTGCTCTCAATTTTAGAATTGTTGGGTTTTGCAGCATGAATGTATTGTAATCACGACCATTTACCATACGATCCTGCGTGTAGTAAACAGATGGTGCTGTACGACGAATATGCTCAATATCTTCTGATGCAGAAGCATTTAGAAGCGAACTAACAAGAGAGAAAGTAAAGGTTAATGTCTGGATATTTCCATTTACATCAGTATATGCAATTGATCCAGGTTGATTAATAACAGCACTTTTCTCAATAATATAGTCTTCATTTAATGAAGTTCTATACCAAATATCAAATATTCCTGATGGAATATCAGAGAATTCACCATCACCAAATACAATTCGAAGCTGATCATTATCTAATGTTTCAACCTCATATTTGTGACGATTCTTATTAGTATTGAAGATAATATTTTGCGCATTAGCTAAATCGACTTCAATCCATTCACCATATCTCAAATCTTCAGAGACAAGGTGAGGCATGATTTCCGCATATGGATCATCAGTAAGAATACTTCCACTAGAACTAACATTGTTAACCCATAAGTCAGTTTCGTTAATATTGTTAATTGTCAAATCTTGGGTTTGGTTAGGTGTCACACCATCATAGTTTTGGGTTTGATGTTGTAATGTTCCCTGTTTAGTAAACATTAAGAAGCCCGTTGTATCCGAACCATCACCTAATCCATCATTAGCATAGGTTAGAGAGAATTTAGCATTTCTTTCTGGACGACGCTCTACAGGACCAGTTGAAGTCAATTGAACCGGGACAACTTCCATAGGAGCAGAAACCCCACCGGCATCGGCAGAATATGTCAAAGTTGCAGAATTTTGGACACCAAATGGGTTATTATCAAAAGTATAGAGTTCAAACAAGACATCATTTACCTGCACGCGCTCATCAGGCGTAACGGTTCCATATTCCTGTTCAAGAGCACGATTAATTATTAAAAGAAACTGTTCTTTCCAATCTGGGTTATTAGCATCATTCCAATAGATTCTACGACCAACAAGGTTTCTTCCATTAGAATCGATGATATTTTCTGTTGTGGAAATGGATGACATTTTGACCAAACCACGAGCAGGGATATTTCGAGAAGCTTTATATGAGATTAATTTGGCAAGACGAAGAATTGATTCTTTTCTTTCTGCTGTGGTAATGAAGTTTTCATGTGCATTTAAATCGATACGATATGCTAAAAGTTCACCGACATATGCAAATAATTCCAGAATGGCAATATATTCAGAGGATTCAATGTAATCATTGAAATCTTCAGGAAAATACAATTTAGTGTAATCTAACAGGCTTTCTTTGATTGTATTGAAATCAAAGGCGTTGAAATTCACCTGTGTAAAGATTGTGTGTGCGCGTTCCCACGCCTCTGCTCTGTTAACTTCTCTTGCCATATCAATTTAACCCATATCAGTAGTTATAACCACTATTTATTGATTCGGTCATTACTAATTTTATGCGGCAAATTCAATATTTAACTCAAGATTATCTACAAGACCAAGCTCAATATAAAATAGCTCTGCACCCACATATAGTGTATTTCTATCATAATCTGGGCTAACCTGAATATCAATTAATTCCACCCTTGGATCATAGTTAATAACACGAAGAACCTCGTCTTTAACTGTAGAAATGGTATCTACATCTAATGGTTCAAATGCCATTTCCGGTATTTGTGTCCCAAATTTAGACATCATGACCCGTTCACCACGTTTAGTGAATATATGATTAAGCAAATCCAACTTTACTAATTCGATATCTCGAATCTTAAAAGTCTTTTTACTTTGAAATTCAAATGAGCTGTAGCCCTTGTAAAGTCCTTTAATAGCCATATCAATTCCTATTTATCGTTGCCACCATGGATTTCTCTGATAAGTTTCACCTCGTCCGCCCTTTCCAACAAGTTGATCTGTATACGAATATTCAGTTTCATGGGTATTCGCCTTATCTGTGGCAGTTGCATCAGATTGTGCTTCTTTCATGAAAACTCGTGCCCAAGGCTCATGTTCAGGAACACGAGTTGCCCAATTTGCTTGAATCTCTTCAGCATCTTCTGCTTGAGTGGCACCGGTTGCTTTTGCACTATTCCAATGTATCTGAACTGCATCCCCCACAATAAACTCTGCACTAGTCATATTCATTCGAGCATTTGATGATAAATGCATCGTA